TTCTTCCATCCTATTTCATATGCCATCCAAGACATAACAAATCCAAAGAATGGAAAAAATAGCATGCCGTATAGGCCATAGGCAAATAAAAATGCTGCCATATAATCATACCAACGTATCATACTTAAATAATCCAATCCATATTCATGATATCAGGCATTTCTTCTACTACTTCTGCTGTGCCTTTAGACTTTTCGCAAAGGTTAGTAAGGACACCGATATTATGAACTGAAGAAACACCATAGCCTTTTTTATGACACTGGTAAACAGATCCTGTGGAGCCTGAGAAGTAATAATAGTTATCATCTTCAGTAACAGAAGCGATACCAGAATTAAGTCTCCAGCTGTCACCGTCTAGATATCCACCGCTCCAAGAACCGAACACTCTATAATGAGGATCGGTTCCGCTGATCTTTACGAGTTCCCATTGGTCTGGCGTGTATTGTCTCATTTATTCTTCTCCATCATCTAAAGAATACTATAAACCAAGTCACGTTGCTGTTCTTTTTTCACCATTTAAAATTTTATCAATTACTTCTTCACTTAAACAGTTAACATTCATAATTGGCATAGGCTTCTTATACTCTTCAACTAGCTGTTTAATGTAGTTTTTTTGGTGTGCTGGGTTTGTGATACTTGCCATACATTCTTCTCTATTGTCAAATGTAGGATTGGTGAAGATATAGACATCACCTTGAACTGTAGCAAATAACACTACTATGAGCCACTGCATTACTTAACCTCCGTAAGGTTCGTATTGCTCCCCGTTGTATCCGCTCCTGTTCTGCTGGCGTCATCCAACAACGCTTTCAATCTGACGCTCAGGTGGAGCCATAATAGCTTCTGCAAACTCCATGAATTCTTCATTTCGAGCTGCTTCTTCCATTAGGTTTGACGCATGATAAATGCGAGCAAGTTTGTTAAAGTCCTTCTTAGGAACACCGACCTCATCAAGCATTCGCTGAGCAATATCTTTTTGTAGATCTTTTTCAGCTTCCACTCGCGTCATAGAGTCCGACATTTCCTTCAAAGCGTTTTGAACTTTTTTACGATCTTCGTTCGTAATAGTTGATGGTAAATCACTCATTGGCATAGATCCTCATATAATTTCGTGAATTTTATAGTTTACCTTCTTCGCGGAGTTGTTTTCGTATCTTTGTAGCAGAGATGTTGTGTATTTCTTCTCCAAGATCATGCTCCGTAAAAGTGTAGCCAACGCCACGACCATAGGAGATATCGACAATATTAGGAACACATAGTATACTATATTCATGTCCATTGTGGTAACCCTCTTTTTCGAGCCCTTGCTCGATGTGTGTGATGACTGCTATTTCGCCGAATGGATTATCGTCTTGTTTTGCTGTACGGCCAGCGCCTGCATCTTTGCCTACGATTCCGCCAACATCTCTGACCATAATACACACTTGGCCGGTTATTGATAGAGCTTTTTTGAAGAGGGCGGTATGCCCATCATGCCAAGGCTGCCAACGTCCCAGCATTTGAACGGTTGGCTTTTGCCAATCAAAAATCGGTTTATCATACATCTATTTATTAACTCCAAACTTAATATGTTTATACCAAACGCGTTCATGAACATAGTACATGACAAACTTGATGATGAGATCTGCTACAAAAACAGCTCCAACTGCTTTTGGCGGCAGACCGAAAACCACTGCTATCAATGCTGTCGTTGTACTTGCTATGACACGCCACGTTACTGCTTTGGCTAGGTGCCTTTTAGGTGATACGTCTGACATTATTCTCCTTTTAGTAACCGTTCAATCATAACTACTAATTCTTTTACACCAGCATCATTCAATCGCTTATCAACTCGGAAGGTAATATTCTTTGGAGCTTCAAACATTTTATTTGTATCTTCGAAACGACCCTCTTCAATAGTATCCATCCAAATCGTAATGTCCGCGTCGAAATCAGCACGAGTTTGTTTAGTAGGACATACGAAATCACAAATTACAGTTCTTCCTTGTGATTTTTCGTAATCGGCAATAGTACGCATGCGGTTAGACTGGCGATTCCTACCTTCAGGAGAGAAATCCCAGTCGTTAGCCATCTCACGTACTTTGTCTGCGTTATACCAAGCGCACTCAAGGTGCTGTTGTAACCTTTCGGAAAGCCAGGTTTTTCCTGCACCTGGCAATCCCATTACGAGTATTTTCATTTCTTTACCTTTCAGAAGGCAGCTTACGCTGCCTCCGCCATTTCTACCGCAAGATCAAGAGCATCAATCTTACGCTTCGCATTTGTTCCGAACCAAGCCGACGCCATGCGAGTATCTGCAGTACGACCTAGCTTGTGGTCTGCCATGTAGGTGACTGCATTGTATGCATTCCACCATGTGCCAGGACGGAAGTTGTCTCCTGGCTGGTTTTCCACACATTCCATAGCTTGTTGAGCTGTGCGTGATAGATCACGATCTTCACGGTTAGACTCACCAAAGATGTTACCAAAGAAACGCTTAAGAGTTTCATCTGTGTAACGCTTTGAGCCAAGAAACTCAGCAGCTTCTTTGAACTTCTCAATCTTGTTGTGAGAAATACCAAGAGTTTGCTTAACCATCTCAGCATCGAACTCAGAACGGTGATTGATACGAACACTTGGCATACCCTTTTCGTTAAGAGCAACTGCTAGAGTGTTGTTGCAAACAACGCGAGTCATCATGAATTTGATGTCGATTGCTTTACCGTACTGATGAGGATTAGAGAATAGAAGGTAACCGTTTACTTCGTCACCGTTGAACAATGAGAAGCCGTCTTTTACGTCAGCCATCGCCCATACGATCTGACCTTCTTTAAGAGAACCTGCAGTATCCATTATCATGTCACCTGCTTTTACGAAATCTGTGAAGAAATCGAAGGCTTCAGAGTTTTGAACTGGGTTCCAACCTTTACCCACTTGGGTAAGGATTTTTCCGTCTGTTGAACGAACAAGAGCTTCCTGTCCTGTTTCAACTTTTGAGCCATTGTAATCAATGAAAGTTGGTACTTTCTCAACTGACCAATCAAGACCAGCAGTCACCATCATTTCTTGTGGCGTCATATCGTCAGAGACTGGAGTACCGAGGCCATGCCAAGGAAGACCTGCTGATTCGCGGTATGCCATTTGTGCCTGACCGTTGATGATTTCAAGTTCGTGTGCCATAATATAAGTTCCTTGTTTTGATTTGATAGATATATCTTACATCATTTTGGAAGATATGTCAACAGTTTTTTTCATCTTTTTTGAAAAAAATTAGCATACCTCGTAACCAAGATACGCCTCGACGAAGTCCTTGCCACAATCTTCTGCGAAAGCTAGAATCAATTGCTCACGAGGAGCAGTGTCCATGTTGTCACAAAATTCAGCTAGACCTTCACCGTCATGAAGGCGGAAAAGACGGATGGCTTTCAGGACGTCGCGATGATCGTCCATGTACATTTCAGCCATGTCTTTATCATCAGCATCTTGAGCATAGCTGAAAGTTTGATCCATCAGCTTACCAACTGCTTTAAGAGGAGTTTTGTTCCAGAAGTCTTGAGCTGTAGTAATCATAAGTGGTTCCTTTCCATTCCTTATATTAATAATATAGTACTTTCAAGAAGAAATGTCAACCCTTTTTTTCATTTTATTTTAAATTTTTTTCACTTTTTTTAGTGTACGGTATGATTATCTACTGGAATGGCATCAAACAACTCAAACGTGTAGTCGCCATATCCTGATTTTATGATGTCTATTACATCTACGAAATCATCTTTATTGTCTGTATCGATGCCTGCTACAAAAGCCGTTGGACACAAATGCTTTAAATGATGTTCTAAATAGTCGTGAGCAGCATCCTGTGTTCTCCAAGAGCAAGCTTTACGGAGTTCAAATAAGTTATTACTAGAGAAGATCATGCCAATCCTTCTACGATCCGGATCTCCTCTAGTGCCTAAGAATATTCCCTCTTCGGGATCTACAATTATGTATCTCATGCTTTTATTTATGCTGCGAGACCTTTGTAGCCTTCCCACCAAGAAGGTGCAGCCCGCCCCTTTGCCCACTTAGCAAACGGTTTAGCAACATGATAGTAATTTCTATATGCTTGTATCGCATCGCCTTCAACTATACACTCTGGATAATGGCTCATAGCTTGAGCAAATGGCGTCATAGGGATATCAGGTATGTTATCTGGAGCCCTCTGGAGTGTTTCTGTGAGCTTCTCAGAGGTCATATGTGGCTTACCAAAGCGGTATTTAAATTCATCACAGAGGGCTACAAAGTGGTCATAGTGCCAATCATAGTTTGCTTTTGATTCCATAGTCCATTTAGTGCATGGATGGCCGTGATGAACAGCCTTGTACAGAGAAGCTTCTAGATTATTGTTTGGATGAACCCAATAGTTAATCATACGCTTGCCTGATTTTGAAGGTCGTTTCTCAGTATAACCGTCAAGCATACGATGGGCCGTGGAAAGCATTTGAGCTGCTTCCACGATCATCTTTGGAATATGTTTGTCGCACATCATTTGAGCCGATACGACTGGACTCTCATCAAGGACAAATATATTCATTTACTTAACCCATACATGATAATACCGAGGTGGCAGATTTTCACAAGAATAGTTATCGTCCTCTTCATAGTTAAGGACTTTAACGCATTCTTGAGTTTCATAGCTAAACCAAACATCAGGTAAAGCAGCCGCGGTTAGCATAGCGTAGGTAAAGACAAAAGTCATAAGACCAATGGCAAGACCAAATCCAAGGTGACTACCCCAATCTCTCGTCATTATTTACCTCCATTTCGAACTGAGCAATAATATCTTTCTTTTTAAGAAGAAGCTTTTCCAGCGAGTGGAGTGCAGCAAACTTCTCGTCTGATGCGCCTTCAGCGAAGGCGACTAGAGCTGATTCCATTATATCAATATCTTCAAAGATGTCAACCATTAGTAACGTCCTTTTCCAGAATAACCAACTTTTTGAACTGCAACTAGGGGATTTGTTTCCTTACATTCAGCAAGGTAAGACTCAACTGTATAGTTTTCGCAAAGGCACTTGACCCAAGATTTCCAAGGCTTAGAACCATATTTGAAACGAGCGATAAACTCAGGCTTTGGCTGGCCGATCCAAGAAGGATGGCAGTTGGGATGAACTTCTTCCATGTTACGAGAGCCAGTGTGACGGCCGCGATACATAAGATACATACCGTCCCAAGTGAACTGATCTTTTGCGAATTTGGTACCCATGATGTAGTCCTTTCCAATTTCCTATATTAATAATATAGTACTTTCAAGAAGAAATGTCAACCCTTTTTTTCATTTTATTTTAAATTTTTTTGTACCCAAATATCAAATTCGTGCTCAAAATTTTGACCAGCATGTGCATTTTCAAAATAAAAAGTATCTTCATAAACATTGGTGAATTTGTGATGGTTCCATTCATGCTTATAAAGCTGCTTACACCAATCTTTTCCAGCTGATCTCAGATCGCTATGGAGCCGAACGGAGTAGCCCGGCATCCATCTTTGTTTGTATTCTGCAATTTCTACTGGTGTCAAGCGTGGATCCTCCCAATCGATTTTGCAACATCGATAATTTTTGTTTTGATAAACTCTTCGTCAAGAGTAGTTCCATAACATTCTTGAGCAAGGCCGATTAATTTTTGTTTGGAATCGGCACCAAATGTGTATAGTGGATTGCCGCCAGCTGGACCATGTTCGATTTTACCGAGTACGGTACAACCTTGATCGTGAGCAAATTGTACAACTTCTTCATGAGTTGCTTCGTGAGAAATATCAAGTTCGATAAGATATGCCATATTATAAGCTCCAGATTTTTTTAAGTTCCGATAGTTTATTGTCGATAAGATCCTGGTTAGTGATTTTCCGTTCCCAGAATTTTAGTTTTTTGTTACAAATCTCAATTTCCTTTTTGGCCTGATGCCGTTCTACCATATTGTCAGATTTTAGTTCGAGGAATTTGAGGTAGAAGAGATTTTCAAGATGTTTGATGTACATAGTGTTTGGGTTAAGCCGGTTGATTAGATTAGGATCAAAGTCAGATTTAGGCCCAGTGTCAGTGTAAAAAATCATGTCGGTCTCCATTGTTAGGAACACAGTATATCATGTTTCAAAACGAATGTCAACCCTTTTCGTATATTTCTTTGTATTTTTTTCTTACGGATTGAAAGTGTTCTAAGTAATCATAGGTATTTTCTTTGAACACGAGTGGTTCATTACCATCTACTGCCATAATGATTACACCTTGTCGAATAGGAATACCTGTTCTTTCATAAAATGCTGCAGCATAGAAGGCCATCTGAATAAAGTAGCTTGTGATATCCTCTTTCTTCTTTACACGACGAGATGTTTTAAAATCAATAATAGATAGTTTGTTATCATACTCTGCAATACAGTCAACCTGACCAGCACACTTTAATTTGTCACTGTAAAGAAACTGTTCTTGCATCCACACGTTATCTACATGCTCATCAAGGATTGGTCGAATATCATTAAAAGATGCTAGATTGGCTGGCATCGCACCCTTGTTCCAATCCTCATTATTATTAAGATAATCTTCTGCTAAAGAGTGTACTGCGGTACCACGAGTTGCTGCTTGGCGAGAAATCTTATTTGCTTCTTCTTCACCAACACGCTTTCGCCATTCCATAATTGCTTGTTTGCTAAGAATACTTAGAACTGTTGTAATCGATGGATACGCATTTCCTTCTGGTGTAAAATACTTGCGCCCACTCTCAGTAGTCTCTCTTGTTAATTTTGGAAGCACAATACCGTGCTCAACATGTGTAAACATAATATATCCTTTTTATGAACTTAATTCAATTATAACACATATTGAACTAATGTCAACTAGGTTTTGTTGGCCAAGTCACATTTGTTGGAAAGCCTTCTTGCGCTGGAATGTCTCTGAGTGCTGTTCTATAAGCAACCCAATCTGCGGGTGGTGATTCACCTGCCTCATATGCTCTTAAAATATGAACATCAGTTTGCTGTAGCAGAGTATCTCTCATAGATCTTATGTTTTCTTCTAACCGATCTTGAGAAATCTCTCGAACATTCCATCTTCCTTCTACGCCTGCCTCAGTTTTAACAGGTGTTGCACTTGACACGTATTGAGTTTCTGGATTATATTCTGGTTCAGGAGTAGAGATCACAGGATATACATTCCAATTCAAAAGAAATTCTGCGTCCATTTCTGAGTCTTTTGGAAAACTCACATTTGAGTTATCAGATCTTAAATCTTTAAATGTATAAGGCCAAACTAATGTGCCATCTTCATTTACTTTTGCTAATTCCATTTTTTGTCTCCTACGAAAAGCTATACTGATAGAAAAGAGAGTTATTATCTACAACATAAAGTTTGGTTCCATCATGACTTAACCACATTCCTCTAGCAATCGAGTTACCTACAAGAGGAATAGCTACCGAGCTATCGAAAACAATGTTGCTGTTACCTAAGTTCCAAGGACTTGTCACAGTAAACTTATAAAGCTTTTTATCTGTTAAAATGAGAATAATAGATCCATCAGATGAGACATCCCATCCATTGATATTAGGATATGTCTCATCGAGACCACTTCCTGGTGAGCCCATTGGAACTTCCCAAAGATAATTTGCTCCCGTTTGAAAAGTCCATGCGCTTGCAGTAGTGTTGACCACCGACGATGTAGCTGTTGCCATTCTCATTACGTACGAGTTAGTTAAACCTGTTACTCGGTTGTTATCAAATAATGCAAATAAACGTCTTTGCCCCGAAAGTCCAGATTCCCAATGTGCTGCTTTTCGGGTTTTGATTCCATGCGGTCGTATAAATTGAGTACTTAAATCAATAGTATCAGTAAATCCATCAGTGTTTCTGCACCAAGTAGTAATATTATATGTAGAGCTTGGTCCAGAAAAATCGGAAGTGCTAGAAATAGAGGTAATACTAAAATATTCTAATGATAACTGTTGCGAAGCTCCTGATCCAGTTTCTTTGATAGTCATCATATAACCACTTGGAGTAATATCTATACCCGCAACACCGTCGTCGTAAGTACTGCTGTTGAACTGCTGACGAATACCGTTAAATGTAACTGATTGAATATTGCCAGGACTTTGTAGTCTCCAACTATCTAACTGAAGCTGGGTGCCTGTATCAGCAGCCATATGCATAAGATACTCTTCGTCTCCTGTTTCATCTGGATATGTGGGAAAAAACCAATGTGATGTATATCTACAATTATAATTTTTAGCGTATCTGACATCACTCGCTGCGTTAGTGTCAGGATCTACGAGTACTCCGTATCCTACTCCGCTTGGATTGTAGAGTGGAAAATCCATTCCAGCGAAGCCATATGTGTTTCCTGGCGATGCAGTACACATTCTCATCATATTGTGCATGCCATCACCATTATTAAGCAAAACATACTTTCCAGCAGGATCACCGAAGGTTCCTCTTCCATCCCACACTGAAGTGTTCGCCGAAGCCGCGCCGCCGCTTTGAATCTGATAATATGTTGGACCTGCAGAACCTAGATTAAAATCATTATCTATAACGTAAATGTGTTGGCCATCAATATTAAAATTACATCCTCTGCATTCCATGTTTGCATTGATAGCTGTTAAATCATAAGATTTTCCGGTATATGATGCAGTATTAATTGCGCCATTAGTTAAATCATATTGAAAGATAGTTTCTGTGGTTTTTCCAGCAATTGTTAGAAAATCACCAGTTTCGTTTACATATATTTGAGGAAAACTTTCTTTTGTGTGCGAAGGACTTCCTGACGTTGTCTGAGTCATATCGTCACCACTAGTGAATGTAGCAGTTGAAAGATCCCAACCTGTTGACAGATTAACTTGATATATTTTTCCTGCAGTTGTTTCTGAAATATATAGTTTTGTTCCATCCTGAGAGATAGCAAGACTGTGCCACGCTCTAGACACGCCGATCAATGTATTAGGAACAATCGATACGCTACTATACGACGCTGTTGTCAAATCCCATCCTGTAGAAAAATCTATTTGATAAATGGTGTCTGGTGAAATATTTTCAGATAAAACAAATGCGCGAGTACCTTCCTGATTTATAATAAAATCAGATATATCTGCCGTCGTTGATGTTAAAGTATTTAGAGTTGGGCTCATAGTTCTAGAGCTGTTGTAGGCAGCAGTACTAATATCCCAAGGTGTAGAAAGATCTAGTCTTGTAGGAGCATCATCTCCGGCTAATACTATGCAATATGTTCCATATTCGTTAAATCTAAGAAATGATCCTTCAGATCCACCGTTATAAGTAACTCCACCATTCCAAGTACCGGTTCCAGTTAAACTTACGCTGTTATAAGAATTTCTGCTTACATCAACATTATGGCTATCCCTATTTACAAATTCATTCCAAACCATCCCAACAAGTTTGCTATTTCCCATATTTTTTGGAGCATTTGCATCACAAGTAATAAGATTATATGTTGCTTGATCGTAAGTAGTTTTAGTAGCTGACACAAGAGAAGTTAGATCCCAAGGAGGATCCATCCTTTTATGATGAATATCTTGGTCAGTTAAACTATCGGTATAAAATAAGTCAGTGCCTCCTTTGTTTATAAAGACACAATTTAACATTTGATTACCTGAGCCATTTTCTTGATAGTATTCATTTGGCACCGCGGGCATTGTACTGATATCCCAAGCAGTTGATAAGTTATATTTGTAGAGGCCGTCTTTATCAGCCAAAATTACAAATGAACCAGTATCATCCCCAAAGAAACTCTGCGCTGCCGTTGTGTGCCAATGTGTGGTATTAGCCTGCCATTTTTGTCCTGAAACTTCATTAAAACTTCTTGTTGATATATCATACGGTGTAGAAACTGTGTATTTTTCAAATACATGATCGTCAAAAGTATTATCTTGGTATATAACACAATTATTTGAATCTATCCAATTCCATCCACCGTGAGCAGAAGTAAAACTTGGCGCATCAAGCCCATAAGAAGTTTCAAAAAGTTCAGTATTTCCAGCTGCCCATTTGCCGCCACCCCAAAGCATTTCCCAACAAATATAGTTAGCATTTTGGCCCTGCCCAACAGTGATTCCTCTACCATCTCGAGAGTTTTGCATATTTTCGGGATACGGCTGGCCGCCATAAACATTACTATCTGACATGCCTTCGTAACCACTAGGCACAATAGACTGAACCATTGGTACAACAGTTGCGTCATAGGAAATTGTTGAAATATCTACATCAAAAGGTTCTGGCTCACCGGCGCTGGCCGCTGTCAAACCAACAATAATACTACTCATACCATATTATCTCCAACGTGGAAACCAAGCCAACTTGTTCCACCGTTAGTTGTAAAAAATGCGTATGCATCTGTTTCATTTGTTCCCATAACAGGCGGGGCTGTGCCGCCAGGCCAATCTACTTCACTAGGCCAAGTAATCGAAATGCCTGAACTCGTTACTTTGGTCAGCGTCAAAACGAACCAATTCACTTGGTTTGAAGTAGCAGATTCATTTATAAATGATAAGTTTACAGTACTAAGTAAAGAACCCGCAAAATAGTTACTTTCCTCAAGGTCTATAGTTCTACTTCCACTCATACCACCAAGACTGTAATAATGATCTGTGGTAGGACCGATATGTTCAATGTGAGCGCCAACACCGGGCTCCAATCTTATGTCTGCGGCCGAATCTAATATTATATTACTGCTTGCAGCAGATGTTAACTCTAGTGCTCCAGTAGATGTGATTAACGGCGTATCAATAATATCGTTACCATTCATATCAAGGTTAACTGTTGAGCCAAGTCTTACATCATTACTACCTTCTCTGTTTATTGCTAAGAATTCATTTGATACACCGTTTCTAAACGCTAAGAATCTAAATTCACTTTCTTCAGCTCCGGCCGTATTATCATGAAGCCAATGAGAGAACACACCATATTGATGTAAAAAGTTACTAGAATCTCTACCTTCAAATGAAAGTGCGCCTAACCTGCTCGTCGTGTGGCTTGTAAGACCTGCCTTTATGAATCTAATATTTGCACCATCTGATGCGAAACTAGTGCCGCTATGTGCAAGATAAAGTTGCGGATATTCTTGAAATGCTGAAACTACTTGAACTAGACCACTGCTACTGGAAGTAACTACTGTACCATTTGTGTCTGGAAGTGTAATAGTTCTTGCGGCAGTTGGATCAACTTTGGTAAGTGTTGTATCAAAATTTGTACCAGTAAACGTGTAATCTGCAGAAGAAGCGCCACCACCGCCGCCGTCAGCACCTTGAATACCCGTGAAACCTTGAACACCTTGATTTCCTACGCCCGGCGCGCCATCAGCACCTTGAATACCTTGCAAAGATCCTGCTATACCTTGAATACCTTGAGCCCCGTCTATTCCAAGAGATCCTTGAATACCTTGAATACCATCGCTACCTTGCAAGCCTTCTCCACCACTCGATCCAGCAGGACCTTGGAAACCTTGAGTACCTGTCGCGTCAGTACCCTGAATACCTTGTGGGCCGGGTTGACCATTAGTGCCAGGAGTACCGCCTGCACCTTGCAATCCTTGAAAACCTTGTGGACCCGGCACAGTAGATGCCGCACCCGGCGAACCATCACTACCCTGAATACCTTGTGGACCAGTACCACCGGCTCCAATAAAGCCTTGGATACCTTGGATACCTTGAGAGCCTGCACCTGCAGGACCTTGCAATCCGATTCCTTGGAAACCTTGCACACCTTGAATAGAACCTGCAGGACCTTGGAAACCATCATTACCTTGGAGACCTTGAACACCTATACCAGTAGTACCCTGCATCCCTTGGAAACTCGCTTCACCACCAGGCCCCTGAATACCTTGATTACCAGCATTACCGCCAGGACCTTCTTGTCCTTGGAAGCCTTGCATACCTTGAATGCCTTGAAGTCCGGAGCCAGTATCACCTTGAATACCTTGATGACCTTGCATACCTTGCATAGCTGCTGCAGGTCCTTGAATACCTTGTGGGCCGGGTGGTCCAGGCTGGCCAGGAAAACCTTCTGGACCTTGTACACCTTGTGCGTTACCAGCAGGACCTTGGAAACCGAGCTCACCCTGCAAACCTTGCGCACCTTGAAGGCCGGGATCTCCATCTACACCGTCTGTACCCTGCCAACCCTGAATACCTTGGATGCCTTGAGCATCTGCACCATCTGTACCTTGAGGACCAGTCTGTCCAAAATATCCCTGAAAACCTTGTGTGCCTTGGACACCCTGTGCACCTTGCATATTTGCATCTTGGCCATCACGACCTTGAATACCTTGTGTCCCCTGAAGTCCTTGGACTCCTTGAGTTCCTTGTGTACCCTGCCAGCCTTGGAAGCCTTGAATACCTTGAACACCTTGAGTACCTTGTGGCCCATCCGCACCCGGTGTACCACCGCCTCCGCCAGTACCAAGACCAGTCCATGTAATACCTTGGAAACCTTCAAACTGTTTAGTAACAGTATTGAATCGCATATAACCTTCGCCCGGATTTGCATCTCTCTGCGCTGTAGTACCGGCAGGAACTTGTAAAGATCCAGTTTCAGAAGTACGAGGAGCGATAGCATCAAAGTTATCGTCCATCTCGTTATATGTCAGTGCGGAGCCCTTATCTCCTCTTTTTGTAATAGCCATTAGGTTGTTTCCCCTGTTGTAGGATCAAAGTACACGCCGACATATGAAGTAAATCCCGTTGAATTGGGTATGACTACAAAAGGATCGCCGTTCTCGTCTAGCTCGACGTATCCTTCTGCCATATATGGCTGTGAAAAACTGTTGTAATTATTTATTCCTGGATTGTACTCAATATAATCGTCTTCGCAATAAGCAAAGAGTTCCTCTTCTTCAGGAGTGAGTACTTCGTTAAATTGATATGTTTGCGCAATAAGAGCATCACGAGCTGGGCCAGCCGGTGTTTGTGCTATCTGAGCAAGTAACGTTGCATAATCTGGATTAGGCATTAATCACCATCCGCATATACTTTTGGAGATCCGGAAGCAGCAGCATTTGCAACCCACGATCCATGTCCGCTTGTAGCATCACCCACCCGATGCACACCAATACCAGCAACAAACACTTTTCCAGATTTACCCACAGCGCCATCGCCGCAGCTAGTAGATCCACCGGCTACGACTACAAGATCGCCTTGTGCATAAACTTTACCTTGAGGTGTTGATGTATATGGAGTTTTGTGAAAAGGGTTTGGTGTGGGCGAAGCGTGACCAATATGAAAATCGGAATTTCTTCTGACTACTTGTGGCATGTTGACCTCTTGAATGAATAAAAGGTAGAAGCCGACGAGACTCCTACCTTCTATTTATTACGCGGCCTCTAGTAGCCTCGTTTTAGCGATGATATATTCTCTAACAAGACCTGAGCGGACAATGTCGTCAACTCCAAATCTTACAACATCAAAGCTAGGAATTGCTTCAAGAACTTTTATGAAATCATGAAGTCCTGAAATATCTGCTCTGTTACGAGACTGTTGTAAGTCGTCCTGCTTAGTATCACCACAGAAAATGATCTTAGATGATTCTCCTACTCGAGTGATAATTGAATCGAGTTCGTGGTAAGTCATAGACTGACATTCGTCTACAATAATAATTGAATTGTCGAATGTAAGTCCTCTTACGAATGATGAGCTCATAAACTGCACCATTCCTTTAGATTTTAGAATCTGATATGCATCTCCTCTGTCGAATAAGTCGTTAGTAATATCGGTATATGGTTGTTCGAATACCGCTTCTTTTTGGGCTTTACTGCCCGGCATAAATCCTTGCTCGCGTGTTTGAACTGCAGATCTTATGACGACGACCTTTTCATACTCTCCTCTCTGTAGTACATCGCTGAGTGCTAAATACATAGCACACATTGTTTTACCTGTACCTGCTGTTCCAATGGCGGCTAGATTGTATCCTTGTTTGTAAGAATCAAATAAATCAGATTGAGCCGGCGTCAGTGGGTTTATCTTTCGCATCGAAAACTTTTGGTTTAAGATGCCAACCATATGATCCATTTCTCTTTCCATTCTACGTTTCTCGCTTCGGGATAATCTGCGCTTTTGTTTGGCCATGAAACCTCCTATTTAGGATAACGTTTAAAATGTATTAATGTTATCCTTCTTATGATGATGTTTAACGTTTCTTAGTACATCACGAAAACCGTCATCTGGCTTCTTCAAGCCAAGACGATGCGGATCACCAATCGCTGGAGCACCCGTTATTAGTTGTGTGAGGTGAGGATTATCTTGAACGTACTGATCACGTTCTGAAATTGACATTGTAATGTCGAACACTTCATTAGATTCATTATTTCTAAATGTGTACTTGGGCATTAATGCTCCTTAATATAAAAAAGGCAACCTTGCACAGAAGATCGCCTCAAGGTTACATAATCAAGTTTGTTCCTGTGCTTACCTTTATTTATAATAGTATCATTAAACTCCAACGATAATATCATAAATTTCTTTCCAGTTTTTTGCTCGGTATTGAGCATCAAAATCTTTATTGAAAGGATGATCTACCAATATAGACTCTAAACCAAGTTCAGTACCTAATTGAGCGTTTTGAGGTTTATCCTCAATCCACCAACAACCAGTACCACGATATGGTTCTAAAGCTTCGTCTTTATCGGCACCCGTATCCAAATAGGTAAAGCTTTCAAAGACTGTAGGACCAAACAGCTCATTAAGGTTTTTAGTACGAAGACGACCAGCATACGTATCGTTACTTAGTGAAGTGATTACTCGAAAAACGTAACCATGTTCTTCATGGAGCTTCTTTACGTACTTAATAGCATCTCGTAAAGGTGGAAGCTTGCGAATCCAAGCTGATTCGTTGAACATACGAACAATACGTTCTTTTTCAGCGATTGTTAAGTTATAACGTTTGTTTACGTCATATTCAGCTTCACCGCCTGGAAGCATTTCAAAATTGTGGCGTTCCATCCACTGAGTAAACGCGTAAGCCCAGTCAAGAAGAACTCCATCTGCATCTGTTAGTATTACTTTTTCATTTAGCATAGTATCTCACTTTATTTCATGTTATATTCTTATTATAGTAAAAAGGGGATTGAATGTCAACCCCCTTTTTTTATTTTTTATGCGAATAGCATTTTTGCCTGATCCGCAGAGCATTTGTAACTTTTACCGCCACGTTCGAAGATGAACGGGTATTTAGTGTTGCGAGCTTTATACTCAGTCAAACGATCACCACGGGAATTTTCCATTTTAAGGCCAAGCATTTTAGCCATCATTTCAAGTTGGCTGTTAGAGCGAGTACGCTTACCTTTGATAACCGCTTTGACTTTAATGTCAACTTCAGCTTCGCTAAAACGCATGTTACCAACTTCAAACTGAAGGTTAGCACCAAACTTGTCAAGCACTGCTTGCATTTCTGAACGAAGAGCTTGAAGAGTTGCTTTGTCAAAAGATGTTACGTTTTTCATAGTATAGGTTCCTTGTTTGATTCCTTATATTAATAATATAGTACATGTGGAACCAAATGTCAACCCTTTTTTTCAAATAAAATGAATTTTTTTTACTTTTTTCGACGTTTATTTGGTCGATTGAAGTCTTCTCTTTCGACGTCATACCATTTTTCAGAAAGTTTGTTCTTTCTGTTGTCCCTACGATTCTTCATACGCGATTCCTTGCGGTTGTTACGTTCTTCGTATGAACCCCATTCGTCTTCGTACTCTTCGCGAAACTTCTTAAAACCTTTAGCCATTTGTTCTTACTCTGCAATTAGATTCGGGAATGCTTTATTAATAGTTTTCTTCTGCAAGCCTTTAAAGGGCTTTTGAGCAATGCAATAGTTAGCAAGTAGATCTGCATCTTCATTGTCAATATCTTGCAACAATTGAATAAACAAAGTTTCTCGCTTTGTTTGATTCAGATCATCATATCCACCACCTTTAATGAAGATCTTCAGACGACGAGCTTCTGTGTAAAGTAGCTGCTTTGCTTCGTCTTCGAATTCATTTTTTGTCCAAGGTGGAGGAGTTTCTGGTAACAACCACTCTACTCTTTTCCTATCATATGTAGCCTGAAGAATCATACGAAGTGGCATAGAATCATTCTTCTTAAGCCACTCTACCTTATCCTCAGTCTTATTCATATCAGCAAACTTGCTAATAATCTCAGAGATTGAAAGTTTTACTGCCATTAAAAATCCTGTATATCTGTAACTAAGTTTTTCAATTTCTTTTTGATAAAGAAGTTAAACAACTGCTCTCTGCCGATGCCTTTATCTTTACCAAATTCTTCACGAATTTGCTGCTTATATTTGTCAGGAATTTCACCTAGATCAATAACCATCTTGTTGCGATGATAGCGTCTAAGTGTTTCTTCATCCATAGCAGCAGGGCCTTCGCGCAACATAGCCATACGCTTTTGAGTCATAGGCTTTTGACGCTCGCCGATTGCTAAGCAATTATCAGAAGAAAGCACATTAGGTACGCCGTCGCCAGTGTCACCTTTTAGGATGTGTTCCTTCAAATATTTATCTGGATTGTCGTTTCGAATCCAACGTTTACGAATAGGATCGTATTGATCTACATTCTCATATGTTTGCAATTGAATGTAGTCTTTATCTCCCGATAATACAAGATACTTCTCAGCGCCAATGTTGAGCTCAGTACCGTTATCATGACAGATCGTGCCAATGATATCGTCAGCTTCACAATGATCGATATGAATCACTTTGTAAGGGAAGAATTCTTTAAGCTCGGTACGAATAGTATTCATGATATTGAATAGATTGTTCCAATCAATTTCAGACTCGTCACGAGATTTGCGACGGTTAGCTTTGTAGTAGGGGAAAGCTTCTCTCCGCCAAGAGTTTTTGCCATCACAGCAAACTACAATCTCACCGTATTCTTCGGTAAACTTTTTGCGGTTTGCCCTGATTGAGTTTAAGAACATATGTCGAATGAGATTCTCATCGATATCAATGTTCGTGTGGTTACCTATACTTGCGAATAGCGAAGCAAGGATAACCTGGTTATAATCAACTAGGATTGCCATAATATTGTCTCATGTTTCAGTTTAATCTAAGTATATATTAATACTCATCCTCTTCATTGTCAACCATTAATTCATCAATTGATGCAATATTTTCATCAAATTCTATAGAATCTTTGGCGAAGTCCTGTAGAGGATGTTCGATCTTTTGAGTTAATAGATGTAGAGATCGAATAGACTCTAGAATTAAGATCATGGATGGGAAATACGTCTTTATGTCTTCATCAAAGCGACACCCAGATCTTACCAACTCTGCTAATACCTGTTGCCAGAGCATTTCAGAGATTTCTTCAGAGTATCTTATACGATATTCGTCAAGCTTACTCTTTAGTTCTTCCGCAGATTGTGGCGGTGCGTCCAACTTCATCTTAGGAAATTGGACGACATTATCGTCAGCCATTTTGCAAGTCTCTCAAAAGTTTAGTCCAAAGTTGACTATATGTTGCAATGTCGTTAGGAGTCAAGCCAAAACGATCTGATCTTGTAAAGCGATTAATCCATCCAGCATCATTCTTCTGCTGCTCAAGTACTGACTTTGCAATAGAATATGCCATGTTTGCATGGTCTTGCAGGTTCTCTGTATAGTCATACATGATAGTTGCGTTTGATGCTGTTTCTGGAAGTGCACCATAGTTTGGATGGATACAAACCAAACCAGAACGAATTGCTTCGATAAGTGCAATACAAGATGTTTCTTTCCAAATGCTTGGATACAAAAAGATGTGCGAGTTATCCAACGCTTCTAAAACTTCATCATTTGGAACAGATCCATGATACGACATGTTTGAATGACGAAAAATCTTTGTGAATAGATCTACATACGGATCATCTCGTTGGGGCCAGCCATAAATCGCAAATGAGGAATATACATCTAAATGAATGTTCTTATATTCCTTAGCAAGCTGATCTACCACTGCATAGACTATCTCCAGACCACGGTGAGGAGTTGTATGATAGATGAATCGAATGGTTTCAGTATTCTTTTCTTCTGCAGTATAACGCTTCTCAATAGCATTGGGAATTACTGTACACTTTGAATATGGAATGTTGTAATACAAAATATATTGATCTCGTTGCCAAGCAGATACAAATACAAAATGGTCGAACTTTTCCCACCCGCCGTCTAGCAAGATTTTGTTTTCAGGATCTTCTGCAAGATCGTGCGCATACAAAATGTTTTTTACATCATTAGGTATTTCTCGTGGCCTTGAGAAATGAATTGCCACATCAGTAAGAAGGTCGAAAGGAACATTGTCAAGAAGACGCTTGCGCATCATCTCTGTGCCACCTTTAGAGTTTTTAGATAGCTCTGTTTCGACAACATGTCCTTTATGAATCATACTCATTATAGATTAAACTCCGTGCTAAATTCTTTAATAGAATCCCATCGAAATGAACGCCAACCACCTTTGTCTGTATCCCACACTGCAAGTGCATTTGGATTCGGTTTTTTCTTCTGAATCTCTTCTTCAATATCTTTTTGCGCGGGAAGTATAGACTCGTTTAGAGTGCAGTGCATGATACGGTTTTCACCGTTTGCTTTAGTAAAAACAACTTTACATACACCATTCTTAAGATCTTTTATAGTTTGTTCTTTATCAATGTTCATCATAATCTCCAAGTTTATTTATTCAACGTAGTGTAGATAACTTCCAATAATATGCTTATCAGTTCCCTTCGGCATTAAACCAGCATGCGGATATGTCCACATCGGTGGAAACATAAGCAACCTTCCAGGCTTTCTTTGAACCGCTACCTCTTGATCGTAGAGAGCGGTTTCACCGCCATCACCTTCATCAAGATATAAGAAGAACACAAGAAACCTTTTAATAGTTGCTAGATCACATGCATCGATATGTGGTTTAAACTCGCCATGATC